GATGCAAAAACAAGGTGCACATCAATCTGAATGGGATTGGATGGGTAGTACGTTTGATTATATTATTGAAAATAATAGTACTATAGAAGGATTAAATGCTAATACAGATCAATTTATTCATCGGCTACAAGATCGCCCATTTTCCAACCAAGACGTTTAACACTGCTTAATCTTTGACAATTAGCACAAACAGTTTTTAAATTAGTATAAGAAGTATTTCTTAAATTTCCGTCTACAAAGAATACATCTAATTGTACAGAATTTTGTGCTTTAAATCCACACAATTCACACTTACTTTTTTTACGATAACCAGATCGTTGTAAAGCAGTAATTCCACCAGTTTTTAAATTTTTCTTTTTACGATTACAAGTATCACATAATCTACGCCAATAGATTTTATTACCTTTTTTATAACCATACGCCCGTGGTTTTGCTTTACATTTAATACATAATGGTCTGGTACCTATATTCATATATTGTATTTACGTCGCCTATATAGGCACCAAATTTTGGCAAAATATGTCATAAAAATCAAATGATTACATAAATAGTTCTAGTATACGTAATAACTTGCAAGGAGAACACGTAAAATGGCATTAACATCACCAGGAGTAGAAGTTTCAGTAATAAACGAAAGTTTTTATGTACCAGCAGATGCAGGTACAACTCCATTATTCATAGTAGCATCGGGACAGGATAAAACACCTGGCTCGGGTACAGGAACAGCGTCAGGAACGCAAACAGCAAACGCAAATACAGTATATTTGCTATCATCTCAAAGAGAATTAACAGAAACATTTGGAGATCCAAAATTTTATACAGACGCTTCAGGAAATTCATTACACGGATATGAATTAAACGAATGGGGCTTACAAGCGGCATATTCTTTCTTAGGAATAGCCAACAGAGCATACGTTTTAAGAGCAAACGTAAACACTTCAGAATTACTTGGAAGTGCATCCGTTCCAACATCAGCACCAACAAATGGTACATACTGGTTTGACCTTGCATCAACTAGTTGGGGACTATTTGAATGGTCAAAAACTAATCAAACATTTACAGCGAAAACACCATCATTAATTACTGCTGTAGGAAATCTCGTTGGAGATACTTCTACAGGTGCACCTAAATCATCTTATGGTTCAGTTGGTGATTATGCTGTGAATACTACACACGTTTCAAACAAAATTTATTATAAAAATGATGCAAATACTTGGGTACAAGTAGGATCAAGTGCATGGCACTTATCACATCCAGTAGTTTCAGCCGCATCAGGTACTACTGTAACTAGCGGTAAAAATATGAGCATTAATGGTATAGTTGTACAAGCAGGTGGAACAACATTAACTCATGTAAACTCAGCTTTAAATTCCGCAAGTATTACAAACGTAACTTCGGCAATTGATTCTGTAACAGGAAATTTAGAAATTTATCACAATGGTTATGCATTAGGTGATTCAACAGCAGGTACAAACACAGTTAGAATTGAAGAAGGTTCTGGTTTACTAGCTGAATTAGGAATTACGGCGGCTACATATAAAGGCCCTACATTCCTACAATCAGCACATACAAGCAGACCTACTTGGAAAACTGCAGACGACAACAGACCAAATGGTTCTGTTTGGTTTAAAACAACTTCAGCAAATTCAGGTACTAATGTTATTGCTAAACTTTACAGTTCTAGCAGTGCATCTTGGTCTACTGTAAGTGCACCATTATATACAAATGGACATTCAGCAATTTACAATCTAGATCCAGCAAACGGTGGATCAGGTATTGCGGCAGGAACTTTATATGCACAATACAACATAACTGAAGAATCAATGACGGCGGCAGATGCGGCCGACACAACACCAAATGTTGGTGATTTACAATTATTCAGACATGAAGGCGGTGAAACAATAATTTCATCTAAAACAACATATCCAACAGGATTACAAGGCAAATTTACTTGTGCTGAATCAGTAAAAAATGCAGAAGCAATGGTATCAAAAGAAGTAACAGTTAGTAACCTAGATGGTTCAACAATCGCAGATGCAGAAGATTTTGTGGCAGGATTTGCGGCGGCTAACTTTACTAACCTAGAAGCATCAATTATTACTTCAGGAAATTATAAAGGAGCAATTCAAATTAAACACAAATTAGGCGGTGACTTTAGAATGGTTGATAACTTAGAAAATTCTCCATTAGCAACTGCAGGATTTAGTAATTCAACTGCTCACTCTTATGGAACATATACAGCAAATTCAACAACATTAATTGATAACTTATATGATGCACCAACAGGTGAAACAATGGATTCAAGTGCTAATACTGGATTGGTTGCTTCAAACTGGAAAAGATTAAGCTACACAGCAAGTTCAAGTGCACCAACTAATGAACCATCAGATGGTACATTATGGTATAACACAAATATAGACGAAGCAGATATTATGGTACACAATGGAACAACTTGGACAGGATACGTAACTACATATGCAAATACTGATCCGGCTGGTCCACAATTTAGTGCAACAGCACCAAGTTCACAATCAGATGGTACAGTACTTGTTGATAACGATTTATGGGTTGATACAAGTGATTTAGAAAACTATCCAAAAATTTACAAATATAACACCGCGGCTACATTAAGTTCTACTAATACTGCAAATCAAGTAGCAGTAACTACAACTGGTGCGGCTTGGGTGGCAATTGACAAAGCAGACCAAACAACAGAAGACGGTATTGTATTTGCAGATGCTAGATGGCATACAAGTACAGAAAAAGGTGCGGATGGCAGTACACAGGCAGGTACAGCATCTTCAATTAAAGACTTATTATCTGATGGATTTTTAGATCCAGATGCACCAGATCCAGCTTTATATCCAAACGGTATATTGTTATGGAATACTAGACGCTCTGGTTACAATGTAAAAGAATACAAAAACAGTTATGTAACAACTACAAAATATCCAGGTTCAGGATCATCTGGATTAGGTAACATTAGATACAGCAACGAAACAGTTGCAGGTTACTTCCCAGACAGATGGGTTACTAAATCAGGTAACAAAGCTGATGGTTCTATGTGTGCAGGAAGAAAAGCACAAAGAAAAGTTGTTGCATCTCAAATTAAATCAGAAATAGATACAAATCAATCAATTAGAGAAGATCAAAGAGGATTTAATGTAATTGCAACACCTGGATATCCAGAAGCAATGGCTAATATGATTAATTTAAATGCTGACAAAAATTATACAGCATTTGTAATTGGTGATTCACCAATGAGATTGGCGGGAACTGCTACTGCAATTAGCGATTGGGCTAATAATACAGCGGCGGCAACTGACAATGGTGAAGACGGATTAGTTAGTTCAAGTGATTACTTGGGCGTATTTTATCCATCAGGATTAACAACTGATAACAGCGGAAATTCAATTGTTGTTCCACCTTCACATATGATAATGAGAACTTTAGCTAATAACGATAATTTAGCATATCCATGGTTTGCACCGGCTGGTACACGAAGAGGACTAGTTGATAATGCAACAGCAGTTGGATATATTGATTCAAGTACAGGAGAATTCCAAACGATATCTGTAACGGAGTCAGTGAGAGATTCAATGCACAGTGTTAAGGTTAATCCAATTACTTTCTTCTCAGGAGCAGGAATTGTAAACTTTGGTAACTTGACGAAAACATCGGCAAGTTCGGCATTAGATAGAATCAATGTTTCAAGACTGACAGTCTACTTAAGAACACAATTAGATGCAATTGCTAAACCGTTTATATTCGAACCAAACGATGAATTAACAAGAAACGAAATTAAACAAGCAATTGAATCATTCTTACTAGAACTAGTTGGACAAAGAGCATTATATGACTTCTTAGTAGTTTGTGATGATACTAACAACACAGCAACAAGAATTGATAGAAATGAATTGTATGTTGATATAGCAATTGAGCCAGTTAAATCAGTTGAATTTATTTACATACCTTTAAGAATTAAAAACACAGGGGAAATAGCAAAATTAGGGAACTAATTTTTGGATAAATATTAGGAGATAAAAATTATGGCAATATCAACATTATCAAAATTTACAGTACCTTTAGCAAACGATCAAAGTAGTGCATCACAAGGCTTATTGATGCCAAAACTACAATATCGTTTTAGATGTATTCTAGAAAATTTTGGAGTAACAACACCTAGATCAGAATTAACAAAACAAGTAATGGATATTACGAGACCTAACTTGACTTTTGATACAGTAACATTAGATGTTTACAACTCAAAAGTATTTGTAGCTGGTAAACATACTTGGGATCCAATTACAATCACATTAAGAGATGACGTAAACAACGCAGTTACTAAACTAGTTGGTGAACAAATTCAGAAACAATTTGATTTCTTTGAACAAGCAAGTGCGGCTTCTGGTATTGATTATAAATTTACTACTAGAGTTGAAATGCTTGATGGTGGAGGAGGTTCATCTACACCTAATGTATTAGAAACTTTTGAATTATATGGTGCATACATTGAAAACGTTAACTATAACGCATTAACTTATGCAACATCAGATCCTGCAACAATTACAATGTCAGTAAGATACGACAACTGTATACAAACACCACAAGGTACAGGTATCGGAACTGCTGTAACAAGAACAATTGGTACACTATCCACAGGTGGTGGTTAATAACTACTTGCAATTATATTAAAAAAAGCGTCATTATAGGCGCTTTTTTTATGGCTATAAATACAAGGGTATGCCAAGTATTAACAATTATTTAAAAGGTTTTACTGACGGTCTTCCAGGAATGAAAGACTTCCGTCATGCATCGCGACTTTACTTAGACGATAATATGAAGTTGATGCCGAAACAGAAATTTCTGTTTCATGTTGTATTTTCTTTAAACGACGACATTTCATTTGATAAATTTGCACCAAACGAAAGATATGAATTGAATATGCTAGTGAAAGGCTGTGAACTTCCTCGATATGGTATGAATGTTGAAGAAAAAATACAATACAATAAAAAAATGTATGCGGCAACACGTATTGGATACGACCCAATAAGCATAATATTTCATGATGATCATGCCGATACTGTTAATGCTTTTTGGAAAAAATATTACGAATATTATATTGCAGATGCAGTTAGCATGAATAATGATTTAACTATTAGAAATACTAAAGATGATTATTATGATGGCACACGTAGATATACTAATAAATGGGGGATGGATACTCCTGTTCAAAGTAAACATCCATTCTTAAGAGGAATTGAAATATTTGTATTACATAAAAAAAGATTTACATCTTTTACACTTGTAAATCCTATAATTGGTTCATTTAATCACGATAATTTAGATGCGGCTGATGGTCAAGGAGTTTTACAAAATACAATGCAAATACTTTATGAAACAGTAATTTATAAAGCAGGAATTATTAATAAAAACAATGTACCAGGATTTGCCACAGTACATTATGATCACGAACCATCTCCATTATCAGTATTTGGAAAAGGTACACAATCTTTATTTGGACCAGGCGGTGTCGTTGACGGTATTGGCTCTGTGATGAGAAGTGTTGCTGGTGGAAATTATTTAGGTGCAATAGTTGGTGCAGTAAACACATATAATAATGCTAAAAAATTAAAAAAGAAAGCAGTTAAAGAAGAATTAAAAGGAATTGTTAAAGAAGGTGTTTTAAATGTTGGCAAAAATGCAGGCACAATTACAAATCCTGTTGGAAATTTTGCCGTAGGTGCGGCGGCGGCAGTAGGTACAGTAGCAATAGCTAAAAGTCTTTCTGACAAAAAAGATAAAAATAATAATACAGTAGTATCAAATTCAACACCAGATTCTGTAAATTTTCTTACTGCTAATGAAAGTTATAATTTAGTTACAACTGATAGTACAATTAAAGACGAAATTGCCGCAGGTATATATTATAAAGATATTGGATCAAGAAAAGGATTAACTGTTGCAGAAAGCGATGTAGAATATACTGGATCTACTGATACAGCTAAAGTTGTTTATCGAAATAAAGCAATTACTAATATACGTAAATTAGTTACAGAAGGATATATAAAAATTAATCGAGAAACACAAGATGTCTCTATAATAACAGAGAAGGCAAATATATAATGACTGATTTTTACTCAAATTTACCACCTAAAGAAAAAGATAATCTAGATAAAACTATAGAAAAATTAACTTCAACCCAATATGAAACTGAATATCAATTTAACGTAGGAGAATATGATGCGGCAATTGGCTTTTTTGTTAAACGAGGTTTTAGTAGAAGTGCGGCAGAAACTACCGCATATATTATATTACAACAAGCTAAAATTGACTCTGTAAAACCACAAGAAATATTAGACCAACTAACCTATGCCACTCCTGCCCAACTATCAGAATTAATAACAATTGTACTAAATGCTAATAGATACAAATCTAGTAGATTGGGAGTACGACAAACCCGAACTTCGAAAGATACTGTGTCTAGAAATATACTAGACTAATGACTATACCTAAATTCGCAATAG